CAATCGCAGATTTTTCCCTTGCTAATAATAACATTAACGTTTCATATGGAAATTTTAATTTAAATGCTACTGATGCTATTGTATCATCAGCAATTGAAACGCAACAATTTTATTTAGATGACAATTATATTAGCACAAAAGACTCAAATACAAATATTGATTTACGTCCTTGGCAAGAGTATGAATTAGTAGACGGTGATCCATATACAGCAGAATTACTTGACGGGCTTACGGCAGCGTCATCAGGATCATCTCATCCTCGACGAGCATTCTGGGAAGTAAATTTACCAAGCGGATATCAAAGAGGTGATTTAAACGAAAGCAGTAGCATTGATATTGATGATGTTATGGGGTTCCTTAGTGTATCTAGAGGATTAACAACATCAGGCGATACATATGATCGAAGTATAGCGGCAATAAAAGCAAGTTTGCCTACTTTAGAAAGTTTTTCAGATGTTAATGTTGACGGTAATATACATGCTACTGGTAATATTACATTTGCAGGCGATCTTACATTTGGTGACACAATATCAGAAGATACAGTTACAATCGATGCAGAGGTTGATAGTAACATTATTCCAGATGCTAACAATACATATTCATTAGGTCAAAATGGAAAAAGATGGCAACAGTTAAATACAGAACTTGTTAATGGTGACATATTCACTGCCAATATAACCGTTGGTGGATTAGGATACACTAATAAAGCAGGTAATATATTTTATGTTAGTGTAAATGGTAGTGATACATTTGGCGGGGACAGTTTTTTATCACCATTTAAAACTATTAAACATGCATTATCTCAACTTGATTCAAGCACAGCAGGACCAGTTGAATTAGTAATATTCCCAGGAGACTATCAAGAAATACTTCCTTTAGAAGTTCCAAGTAACGTTACTATTAGCGGTACAGATATGAGAAGTGTAATTATAACACCGACAACTTCAAATCAAAGCGAAGATGTATTTTTACTAAATGGCGAAAGTACTGTTAGTAATCTTACAATTAAAGATTTCTTTTATGATAGTGTTAATGATAAAGGCTATGCATTTAGATTTGCCAACAATGCAACAGTAACAAGTCGTAGTCCGTATGTTCAAAATGTAAGTGTTATTACGCAAGGAAGTGCTACAAGTGCAAGTGACCCAAGAGGTTTTGCAAGTGGCGATGCAGGTAAAGGTGCATTAGTTGACGGTGCAAGTGTACTAAGCACAAGTAATGATGCAAGTATGTTATTCCATAGTGTTACATTTATTACTCCTGGAGTTGATGCACTTACAATGACAAACGGTGTACGTGTAGAATGGTTAAACTCATTTACATATTTTGCTAATAGAGGTTTGTATGCTGTCAACGGAACTACAGGACATTTAAGTACAGACGGATCAACAACAGAGTTTGGCGCAGAAGTTAGATCAATTGGATCAGCAAGTGTATATGGTAATTACGGTGCAGTAGCAGACGGCGCAGACTGTTTGATGTACCTTATTATGCATAACTTTGGGTATATTGGTAGTGGCAAATTTAAAGACAACGATAATAGTAGAGCAATACAAAGCCAAGAAGTTTCAGAACTCAACAACGGTAAAGTAAGATATCAATCTACTAACCATAAGGGTAATTTTAGAGTTGGTGATAATTTCTTAGTAGATTTTGAATCTGGTTCAACAACACTTGATATTAGTACAAGTGACACAAGTAGTTTTGCAGGACTAGTAATTGATAGTGGATCTAGAACACTTATAGATGGAAACGTTATTGAAGTTTCTAATTTTGCTATTAGAGATAATACTATAAGAACAATAGCAGGCGACATTGATATTAATTCAGCTACTTCTGAAACTAATATTACAAGTAATGTAAGCGTTAGTGATAATTTAGATGTTACTGGAAATCTATCATTTGATGGAAACATTACAGTTGGTGACGGTGTTGCTAATGATACAATTAATTTTAATGTAGAATTTGAACAGAATATAAATCCAGCAACTACAGGAATATATAGTTTAGGTACTACAGATGCAGTTTGGAAAAAAGCAAATCTTGGTACTGCAAACATTGGTGATATAGAAATTAATGAAAACTATATTACTACTGATACCTCAAGTGCAGACTTAGACTTACGTGCAAACGGTACTGGTGAAATTTTAATTGCTAGTAATAATTTTGAAGTTACTAATGATTTAACAGTTAATGCTAATACTAGTTTACTAACTACTACTATTGTAGGAGATGTTACACAAACTGGTAATTATAGTGTTAGTAGTAACTATGATATTACAGGTAGTTTACTAATAGGACAAAATTTAGAAGTTGGTTTTGACGGAATATTTGAAGGCATTTCAATAAAAGGAAATGTACTTACAACTGATAATACAAACGAAAATTTAGAATTACAAGCTAATGGTACTGGTACTATTAATGTTCCTTTTGCAGATACTGTTATTGAAAATAATTTAAATGTTACTGGCACAACATACGCTAGTGATATTAATAATACTCAAGACGTACAGGCAGTTACACTCCAGAACGAAACAATAAACATTACAAGTAACACAATATCTACTATTTTAACTAATGCTAATTTAGATATTACTGCATCGCCTAATGGAATAATAAGCATACCAACTAGTGATGTAGTTGCAAGTCAGGACTTTACAGTTAACGGTACAACAACAATTCTTGATACTAATATTACAGGTACACTAGTACATATTGGTAGGAGATCTCATACTGGCAATGTAGCACTTACAGGTAATTTAACTACAGACGATCTTACACTTGATAGAAATATTCAATTAGAAAATATTGAAATTACCGGCAACCTTTTACACACAACTGAAACTAACAGTGACTTAGATTTACGTGCAAATGGTACTGGTAGAGTATTAATAAAAGAAGATGTACATATACAGCAAGACGTTGAAATTGGAACACTAACTGCTGGTGTAATTAATATTACAAATGATGTAGATTTGAATGAAATTATTATTGACGGCACTATTGAATTTGATGATAATATAATTACTACAACTGACACTGATGCTAATTTAGAATTAGAAGCAAACGGCACTGGCATTATTAGTATACCATCTAATAATGTTAATATATTAAATGCAACAACAGTAAGCGGTGTAACAGACATTGATGATCTTGTAATTAACGGAGTTGTTAATCATACAGGTAATATAAACAGAGTAGGCAATACTACTTTAACAGGAAACTTTACTTTAGACGGTCAATTGACTCTTGACAGAGGAACTAGTTTTGAAAAAATTGAAATAGATTACAATGTTATTTCAACAGTTGATACTAATACTGATTTAGAATTAAAAGCCGCAGGAACAGGTAATGTAAGATTTGAAGATTTACAAGTTAACAATAATGTAAACGTAGGATCATTAAATGATGTACAAGCAATTAATGTACAAAATACAGTAGCATTAGAAATTATTGAGCTATCAACTGATGTACAACTTTCTGATAATACTATTAAAACTACTAGTACTGATAGTAATTTAATTATTAGTGCAAATGGCACAGGTGATGTATTATTTGATAATAATCTATTCTTTAATGATACTACAATTGGTACAAAAACAGGTAATCTTGTATTTTCATTAGATACTGAGTCTGTAACACTTGCAACATCAAAAGCAATGATTTTACCTAATGGTACAAGTGCTGAATCTATAGGAACGTTAGCAGGTTTAAGATTTAATACAGATACAAACTTGTTTGAAATACAGGGTAGTGTAGGTACTATTAATTCGGGCGGTGTGTATAGTTCCGATGGACTTACAGGAATATCAGTTACAAATAGTGACGACATACAAATATTTGTTAATGGGTATACACAAGACTCTACTGCTAAAGTTGCCGATATTAATGGCGACAGAGTAAACTTACACGGACTACAAGTTGACGATATATTATTTGATAATAATCAAATTAGTACAACTACTATTAACAGCAATTTAGATATTCAAACCAACGGCACTGGCAGTATTACTATTGATAAATTTACAGTTAAAGGTAATACATTATCGCTATCAGCAAATGAAACTTTTGAAATAAAAACTACTGGTCCTGGATTTCGTTGGGTTGAATTTGAAGGCACAGGCGCAATTAAATGGCCTGCAGGTAATACAGCAACTAGACCATCAACTCCAAAAATAGGAACTACTAGAGTTAATACAGACACTAATGAACTTGAAACTTGGATTGGTGATAGTTGGCGTACTTCGGCTGGTGAGTTTGCTAGTATATCAGAAGCTGATATGGAAGAAGAAGCGTTTGTACAGACGCTAATCTACGGCTAACAACCACCTTTTTTATATAATCGATAAATACTATTAATGCAAAGCAAGACCTATCAGATTTTCTGATGCTGAGCAGGACGAACTGTGGTTAGCCAGCAAAGAGCGAAAGCTGAAAATTTAGGCTTGTGGGACAGGATCCCCGTGTAAGGAGAAAAGATGAGCGCACTTGGTCGTATCAGTGGTCCGCTCTTGAAGTCAAACCTGATTCGTAATGGAATCGATTTGTCATTCGAGACTGATTTACTGTATCTAGATGTAAACAATCAAAAAGTCGGTATCAAGACGACAACTCCAACTCACGAGTTACAAGTTAACGGAACTGCCCAAACAACCAATCTTATAGTAGACAATATTGCAGAAGTAGGCAATGTAACTATATCTGGAACTACAATATCATCGAATCAGCCATATTTAAATTTAGGCACGTTTGATAATATTGTATATCAAAACAAATTACGTGTAGATGACATTGACATTGAAGGCAATGTTATTAGCACAAACACTTCAAATTCAAATTTAGAATTTCGTCCTAACGGCACTGGTACTGTCGAAGTACTAGGAAACATGAATGTTGATGGAAATATTCATGCTACTGGAAATATATCAGCTGATGGTAATATTACAATTGGTGATGCAGATACTGATAATGTAGTATTCAATGCAGAAGTTGCTAGTAATATTATACCTGATCTAAACAACACATACTCATTAGGTAGTGATCCTGCAACAGGCGGCAAAAAATGGGCAGATGTTTGGGTCAATAATTTAAATGCAAGTAACGTTATTGCTGATAATATAGAAGTTGATGGTCTTGATTTAACCCTGCGTCAAGGAAACATTTGGTACGTTGCTGAAAATGGCGACAACCTTAGAAGCGGCGACCATATACAAGCACCAGTTTCAAGTTTAAAATATGCATTAGATAATTTAGCATCTAATGGTGATACTGTGTTTATATTTCCAGGTGTTTATACAGAAGAATTTCCACTAACTGTTCCACAAGGAGTTGCAGTCAAAGGACAAGGTATACGTAGTGTAAACATTAAGCCTACAACAGCAACACGTTACAATGATGCGTTTTTACTCAATGGCGAATCAACAGTTGAAGATATAACAATTTCAGATTATTATAGTGGCGGAGCATTTCACGACACAATAGCGGCAAGCACAGGGTCTGCAACTTTAAATGTTGGAACCACAGGATTTGCACACGCATATGTAATTGGCGGAACAATTACATTTGGCGGCAACGATTATGCAATTAGTAATGCTGTATATACTCACGGAACTGGGCAATTAGTAATTACACACGCAGGACCAGATGCAGGCGTAGGAACAAGTACGTTTATTAAAGATATTGTGTTTAGTTGTAATGGCGGTAATAGAACATTCCCAGACAACGGGTATGCTTTCCGCTTTGCTACAGATTTTGAAGTAACTAGTCGTTCACCATACATAAAAAATATAACTGCTATTACAAAAGGTAGTGTAATTACTGCTGAAGATCCTAGAGGATTTAATGCTGGTGATGCTGGTAAAGGACCATATGTAGATGGTGCTTATGCAACAGCAAATTCTAAAGAAGCAAGTATGTTGTTTCATAGTTGTACATTTATTACTCCGGGCGTTGACGGACTTACAGCAACAAACGGTGCTAGAATAGAATGGTTAAATTCATTTACATATTTTGCTAACAGAGGTTTACATGCCTTTGATAGTAATGATGGTTTAAAAGGTACTGGTAAAACACGAGTAAGAGTTAGCGGCGTAAGTGGTGGAACTATTGTTGCTAGTGGGCAAAATGTTGTTTTTACTTCAACAGACAGTAGCACAGTTATTACAAAACAACTTGTCGCTGTAGAAGGTAATAATGACGTTCTTGTTTTTGCTGGCAAGCAGACTGATTTTATAGGATTTGATACAACGCCAACATCAATTGCAATTGGTGGATCCATAACTGCAACTACTATTGAAAATGTAGACTTACAGGACTTTGGTGCTGAAGTTAGAATGATTGGTTCAGCAAGTGTATATGGTAATGAAGGCTTAGTAGGTAACGGCGAAGGTGTATTAGTTTATGCTATTGGACACAACTTAGCATACATTGGTAACGGTAAAGAAATTACTAATGACCCAGGCACAGTTATACAAGCAAACGAAGTTGTTGAATCAAATGGTGCAAAAATACGTTATAACTCAGTTGACCATAAAGGTGATTTTAGAGTTGGTGATTTATTTAAAGTTGATCAAGAAAACGGAACTGTTGACTTTGCAGTATCAGAGTTTACAATTAACACAACAGATGGTGTAACATTTAATACAGATGGCAATTCAACATTTATTGATGGTAATAAGATTGAAACTGGTAACTGGAGAATTAGCGGAAACACTATTGAAACACTTAGTGGCGACGGCAATTTTACAGCACAAAGCAATCAAATTAATTTAAACAGCAATGTAAATGTTACAGGAAACTTAGATGTTACTGGTAACGTAACAATAGGCGGAAACCTAACACTAGGTGATGATGCAACTGATACTATATCAATTGTTGCAGGAATAACAAGTAATCTTGTACCTGACATTACTGATACATTTAGCTTAGGTACAGCTTCAAAAGTTTGGAGCAACTTATTTGTTACAGAAGCAGAAATAAATGATATTGAAATTAGAGATAATTTTATTACAACAACAGTTTCAAATGCTGACTTAGAATTACGTGCTAATGGCACAGGAAAAATACTTGTACCAACTAACAACGTACAAATAGATAATGATTTAACTGTTGCAGGAACAACAACTTTAGGTGACACAACAATAGTTGGAACAGTTACGCATACTGGTGATACAACACAAACGGGTGACTATTCAGTTACAGGTGAAGCTACAGTTAGTCAATCACTTGTAGTTGGAGCAAGTGCGCAGTTTGAAGAAATATTAATTGATGACAATTATATTACTACTACATCAACAAATGCTAACTTAGAATTACGTGCAAGTGGCACAGGAATTATATCAATTCCTTCAAACAATGTAATATTAAGTAATGACCTTACAGTTAATGGATTAACAACTACAGTTGATATTACAAGTACTGGAATAATAACAGCAGACAGTTTTACAAATAACGTAATATTAATTGATAATAACACAATTGAAACTACAACAGCTGATACCAATCTTGTATTAACTGCAAACGGTACAGGAGTTATTAGCGTACCTAGTACAGATGTTGAAATAACACAAGACCTTACAGTAAGTGGAACAACTACTTTAGCAGATACTAATCTTACTGGAACACTTACACATATAGGTAACACAACACAAACAGGTAACTTTATACAAGTTGGTAACCTTGATGTAACTGGTAACTTTACAGTTACAGGTACAGCACAGTTTGAAAATATTGAAATTAACGACAACTACATTACTACAACAGATACAAATAGCGATTTAGAATTACGTGCAAGTGGCACAGGAAAAGTTATAGTACCAAGTAATAATGTGTTAATTACAGGTAGTGCAGAAGTAATAGGTACGTTAACTGTTGCTACTTTAAATAGTACAGATACAATTACAGCAAGTAGTTTTAGTACAGGACAAATTAGTGTTTTTGACAACGTAATTGAAACTGTAGCAAACGATGATAATTTAGTATTACAAGCTAATGGCACTGGTGAAATTTTTATTCCAACTAATGACGTTGTTATTAATAACGATCTTACAGTTAACGGTTTAACTACACTAGGCGACACAACAATAGTTGGAACTGTTACACATACTGGTAATACAACACAAACAGGTAATATTGATTTAACTGGTAATTTAAATGTACTTGGTGACTTTGATGTTACTGGAGCATTCCAGTTTGAAAATATTTTAATAGATGATAATATTATTACTACTACTGAATCTAACAGTGACTTAGAACTTAGAGGTAACGGAACAGGATCAATACTTGTACCTAATAATAATGTTATTGTAACAAATAACCTTACAGTTGACGGAATATTAACTGTAGGAGATGTAGTTAGTGTAGGCACAATTACATCAAACAACTTTACTACTGGCGACATATTAGTAGATGATAATTTTATTAAAACTACAAATAGTAACAGTAATTTAGAATTAATTGCAAATGGTACAGGTAATATTTTACTTGAAAACTTTACACTTGATAGCAATCAAATTACAGTATCAAGTGCCGATTTACAAATTAATTCAGGTAACAATAGTGTAGTATTTGAAGGTACAGGTGAAGTTGTAATACCAGCAGGTACAACAGCACAACGAACAAACACTACTGGCTCAATTAGATGGAATTCAGAAACAAATATATTTGAAGGCTATAACGGGTCAAGTTGGATACAGTTACATGGTGTACAAGACTTAGATGGTAACACTAAAGTAACTGCTGAATTAACTGAAGGTGCTAACGATGACACTATTAGATTTACAGTCGCTGGCGCAGTAGTTGCAGACTTAGATGCAAACAGACTAAATGTAGAAAAGCTAGTCGTAGATGACATCCAAGTTGATGGCAATTTGATAAGTACAATAACAGCTGATACTGACTTACAATTATCTGCTAATGGCACTGGATCTGTTAACTTTGAAAACTTTGGATTTAAAGAAAACAGATTAACAAACACTGTAGCTAATAGCAATATGGTATTTGAAACACAAGGTACTGGCTACTATGAATTTGTTGATCCTTATGGTATTGTTTTACCAGTAGGTGATAACTCAACAAGACCCGCAGGGGTTACAGGTATGGTACGCTACAACACAGCAGATGCTAGAGTTGAATTGTACGATGGAACAAGTTGGGTATCAGTAGCAGGTTCATCAGGGGGCATTAGTTTTGCAGATGCTGAAAATATTGCAATTGAGAAAGTATTAATATTTGGATAAGAAAACATGGCAACACTATTAAAAAATACAGTAATTAAAAATTGCGGAACGCAACCAGTGTTAATTTATGAAACACTGCCCACTACTCGAGTAACTGTGTTAGGATTAAGTTTTACTAACCTAACAGATAAGTTCGTGTATGTTGATGTTATAATTGAAGATGATACTAGTGTTGCAGGTTATTATCTAAAAGATTCTATTTTACCAGCAGGTACTTCGTTACGTGCTGTGTCAACAGGTGAAAAACTAGTACTTGCACCAAGCAATAGATTGCTTGTAAGATCAAGTTTAGATGACTCTGTTGATGTTATTGTTAGTTACGTGGAGATTACATAATGAGTTACTATATTGGTACTAGTCCAAGCGAAGTACAATCCGGTTTTATTAAACGTTATTTCTATGGACTTAGAAGAAACGATGATGGAGAACTATTTTTAGTAGTTGTCGATCAACTTAGAGGAGGCGACGAAAACGTTGTTATTATTAACGACTTAGGCGTTGCAGAAGACAACTACCCGGACTTTGAAGAAGGTATCGATGTGCTTGACGGTATTGATATTAACAAGGAAGTATTGTATCCAAATTTACGTTATCCACAATTTAAGTTTGACAACAGAAGTTTACTTTATTATATTGATCCTGATACAGGGTTCTTTGTACAGCGAATTTCAGAAGCATATGATTATCCACAAAAAATTAGTTCTGCGGCATATGGCGAAGGCGTAGATGATACAGTAATAAAAAACGGCTCAAGCAGTAGTCAGGGATACTAAAGGAAAAATAAATGGCAGAGTTTAAGTTAGATAGGTTTAAGTATAACTGGCGCGGTGACTGGGTAGCTGGTACTGAATATACTAGAGATGACATTGTACGATTAAATGGACGTAGTTATGTTTGTATTAAATCACATATTGGTAGTGCAGTATTTGCAAGCGATTTAGAAGCAATACTTCCAGATTCAAATCCACCACAACCAGAGCCTAGATGGACTGTAATGACAGCGTCTAAGTATTTTTATGGCGCATGGGCAACTAACATTGCATATAACATTGGTGATGTTGTATTGTTTGGCGGCACACTTTGGGAATGTGAAAAGAGTCATATATCAGCGGCATTTGAAGATAATGACGAAAAATGGAAAATATTTGCAAGACATATATCATTCCAGCAAGACTGGGCATCAGGACAAAATTATGGTTACGGTGCATTACTAAAATATAACGGTAATGTTTGGAAGTGTGTTAAACCACACACAAGTCAAACTTATTTAGAAGACGATCAAACTGCTTGGGAACTATTTCTTGATGGTATTGAATATAGAGGCAACTTTATTGATACAACAGAATATAGAAGAAATGACTTAGTACGTTATGGTGGTTCAATATTCCGTTGTACAGAAACACACATAAGTTTATCTACACTTGACGATACAAAATTTATGTTAGAGTTTCCAGGTAACCAGTTTAGTGGAGTTTGGGGAGATACTGTAGCATACAATCAAGGTGACATTGTACAGTACGGCGGCTTTTTATGGTATGCAGAGAAAAACAGTTTAGATCAAAACCCTTCAAACTTTGAAGACAGTACAGCATACTGGTCTATTATTGCTAAAACTACATCCTTTGTAGGGCAATGGGAACAAGATGGATTATATAAGCCTGGCGAAATTGTACAGCGTGGCGGTAACTTACTTATGGCCAAAGACGATGTCGGTGGCTCAAGAGGCGATGACAGTGCAAAAGATTACTTAGACAACTCATTATGGGAAATGGTTGTATCAGGCAAGAACAACAGAAGTAGTTGGATACCAAATACTTTATACAGTCAAAATGACGTTGTAAACTACTTAGGTACATCATGGACTTGTACTGAAGAACATATGTCAGAGCCTAATAACTATCCAGGAGATAATGGTTCTGGTTATGATTATTGGGACGTACTTATTCAAGCAGGGCTTGAAGGCGGACTTAGAGCTAAAGGTGACTTACTAACATACGGATTAAAAGACCAATTAACTAAAGGTGACGGTAGTACGTTTGGCGATACTGCAATACCAGTTGGTACTAGTACTGACTATCTAAGTATAAATTCTGACAACGAAGTATTTTGGAGAACACTGTCGGGCGACACTGATACATTATATGTTGCAGAAAACGGAATTGATGATCCGGGCAGAGGCACTGATCCACTAAAACCATTTAGAACTGTACGTTATGCTTGTGAATATATTGAAGATAATTTAGATGGCTTACTAGCAAGAGTGCAAGTTGCAACAGGAACATATAACGAGTCAGGACCAATTATTATTCCTGCAAAAACTGTTGTTATGGGTGATGAACTACGTGCAACTGTTATTGCGGCAACCGGGCCAGATGAACGTTATACAGGCGACATTGAATATGCAAGAGATTACTTATTGCGTACTAAACAATGGTTAGAAATGATACTAGTTAACACTTCTATTGAAGATGAAATTTCTGAAGGTAATACACTATCACAAGTTACTAACTTACCTCCCTCAGGAACAACAGCAATTAACCAAGTTAATCAATTAGTTGATAACTGGCAGAACTATGTAGAATATCTAGTAGACGGCGGCGAAATTGTTGTTGACGTAACAGGCAGTAATACACTAGCAACAGCGTCACAAATGATAAATGCGGCAGCAATATTAACTGCAAACAAAGAATTTATAGCATGTCAAGTTGCTTATTATATTGTTAATAGATATCCTAATGAAACATTTAGTGTTAATAGAATAAAAAATGATGTTAGAAGTTTAATTAGAGGTATAACTAGAGACATTTCATATTCAGGAAATTACGCAACAGTACAGTCAGCTAGAAGATATGTAGGCTATGTAAATGGTTCACAGCTAACAGACTTATTTTATTGCAGAGATACTACTGGTTTAAGACAAATGACTATATCAGGCTTACTAGGCGGATTAAACCCTCCAGGTGTATTTGACTTATATCAAAGACCAACTGGCGGCGCATGTGTTAGTCTTGATCCAGGCTGGGGTCCAGATGATGAACGTACTTGGATTAAAAATAGATCACCATACATTCAAGGTGTAACAAATATTGGTTCACGTTGCGTAGGTATGAAAGTAGACGGTGCGTTACACAACGGTGGTAACAAGTCTATGACAGCAAACGACTTTACACAAGTATTAAGTGATGGTATTGGTGCATGGATTGCAAATAATGCTAGAGCAGAACTTGTGTCAGTGTTTACATATTATAACCAAGTTGGATACTTAGCAGAAAACGGCGGCGTAATGAGAGCTACAAACGGTAACAACTCATATGGTAGCTTTGGTAGTGTTGCTGATGGTAACGATCCAAATGAAGTTCCAGAACCAGTATTAGTAAATAACAGAAAAAATGATGCATTAGTTTCAGAAGCATTTGCAGGCGGCTCGTCAGATTCGCTTTTTGTTTACGAGTTTACAAACACTGGCGCAACTTATACTAATGCAACTAGTACTATTATTGGTGCAGGTGATGATGCTCAAGTAGAATTTACAGATTTTAGATCTAAAGCATTGTCTGAAGCAAGACTTATAAACACTAAAGGATCAGGATCAGAAGGCGGTGCTGGATACTTAGTTAGACAAGGTAGTGCGCAGATTACAGTTGATGCAACAAGTACAATAAGATTATCAGCAACAGATCCAACACAGTTTTTATCAGAAATTGTTGGTATGAGACTTATTATTACTTCAGGTACAGGATCTGGACAGTACGGTTATATTACAAACTTTGATGCTGTAACTAGAGATGTTACAATAGCTAAAGATTCAGATGGTACATTAGGATGGGATCATATCCTTCCTGGAACACCAGCAGTGGCAGCATTTGACTCAACAGCTAGATATAGAATTGAACCTAGAGTTGAAACTACTGAACCAGAATACTTAGTATTCCCTGCTACACTACAAGCAGATACAGAATATCAAGATATTATTTTTAGTGGTACACGAAACATTTTTAATAACGTTGCAGTAGGTACAGGAACAGGAAATACATTTGATGATGATCCTGCACAAGCAACATTTAACATAACAAGAGTTGATAGAGATTATGAACTTGTGTTAAGTTTACCAGGCAGAGGTTATGCAGTTGGTGACCAGTTTGTTATAGCAGGTACTGATTTAGACGGAGCATCACCAGATAACGATCTTGCAATTACAATTACTGAAGTATCAGATGATAGTTCCTCAAGTATTGTTGATTACGAATTCCAAGGTCGCGGACGTAAAGGTCGTTGGATGACTATTGCTAACCCTAACGTAGCTTCTTATAGTGATGACGGTATTAACTTTACACAAGAATTATTAGGGTTTGAAGGAATTTGGGAAACTATTGTTGCAGGTGATGATAGATTTGTTGCTGTTGCTAGAAATGATAATAGAATAGCATTTACCTTTACAGGAGAATCTTGGACAACTAGAGCGTTGCCAATGACTGAAGACTGGATTGACGGAGCATATGGTAACGGTAAATTTGTTATTGTATCGCAAAGCTCAAATAATGTAGCATATAGTGAAGACGGTTTAACATGGTCGGCAACAGATATTCCGGATCAAGGATCAGGTGACTCTTCAACAATTAAATGGGATAAAGTTACATATGGTAACGGTAAATTTGTTGCTGTATCAAGTAACTTTACTGATGCGGCATACTCTACAGATGGTGTTAATTGGACTCGTGTAGAACAAGCATTAGATCAAAATACAAACTGGGATATTGTTGCTTTAGAATACGGCAATAATAGATTCCTTGTACTATCAAGTAATGGATTTATTACATATAGCTTTGATGCTATAACATGGTATTTAGGAGATAGAATTTTCCCAGAAGGATTAAGTACTCAAGACAATGCATTTAACTTTACAAAATTAAGATTTAGTCAAGGTGTATTTGCGGCAATAGGTATACAAGAAATATATGAACCTAATATCGATGGCTTTGTAGAACAAGAGATAGACTATTACTTTACTAGTGAATACGGTACTTCATGGACAGTTAGAAACTTAGCTAATGCTGGTAAATGGAGAGCAATGGCAGGTACAGGCGTTGATACAGAAGACAGACCATTATGGCAGTTCTTAGCAAACACAGCGTCAAATGGTAGACAGAAAGTATACTTAGGTAAGAAGGCATTCCTAAGAGCAGATGTGTTCCAAGGAACATTTAGATCTATGAAAATATGGGATCCAGGTAGTGGTTACACAGGCGATATGACTATTACTGTTACAGATACTCAGTTTACAACTGAAGTAGAATTTGAACAAAGATTTAATATTGGTGTGTTAGCACAACCTGACTTTGTAAATAGAGGTGCAGGTTATAGAACATCAACATCTACTATTACTATAACAGGTAACGGTTATGCTGAAATTACACCAGACGATAATACACTAACATTAGACGGCATTGGAATAATTCCAGGACCTGGTGTACAAATTAGAATTAACGGAATCTTTGATACAGAAACTGACGACCCAGATGATTTAAAATTATTTGTTGGAGTTACAGCAATTGACTTAGGCGATGACGGTTCAGGTAACAATACAAGAACTGTAAGATTTTCAGTTAATCCTAGATTAAGAAATGAAAATAATTTAGCACACAACACAGGTGCAACAGTAAGAAGAAACTATTCACAGTGTCGTATTTCAGGACATGACTTCCTAGATATTGGTACAGGAAACTTTGAAGAAACAAACTACCCTGCATTATATGCTGGTGGTGCATACTTTACAAGTGCTCCTGAAAACGAAGTACAAGAACTAAATGGTGGTAGAGTGTTCTACGTATCAACAGACCAAGATGGTAACTTTAGAGCAGGTGAATTATTTGCTGTTGAACAGGCAACAGGTATTGTTACTATTAGTGCGCAGTTCTTTGACTTAGACGGTTTAAGTGAACTAGCACTTGGTGGTGTTAGACTTGGTGGTTCAGGTGCTGTTGTTAGAGAGTTTAGTACAGATCCAACGTTCTCAGAAGACAGTAACAACGTTGTTCCAACACAAAAAGCTATTGCAACATTCTTAGCAGATAGACTATCAGTTGGTGGTGAGAACTTAGAAACAAACGCATTTGTAGCAGGTCGAGTTAGAGTTGGTACAGACAAGAATGAATTAAATATGACTGATGATAGTTACTTGAACTTTAATGTTCCTGTAGTGTTTGATGGTACAGATCTAACTGGAAGAGAAATTGGTATAGACGGTACAATAATTAGTCAAATGATGTTTATGAGAAATATACTAGAGCAATAATGAATTATAAGACAGTATTTAATATAATGCTAAATACAATATAACGGAGCAATAAGATGGCAGAATTTAAGTTAGGTAGAATTAGGTTTGTTTGGAAAAACGACTGGGCTACCGACACAGTTTATTATAAAGACGATGTAGTCGCATATGGCGGTAAAATTTATATTACCGTAATTGGACACACATCCGCGGCAGACTTCTTTACTGATTTAGATTTAGTGCCATCCAAATGGAATTTAATAAGCGATGGCCAAACTTGGAAAGGCGACTGGGTTCCACAAGAAAGATATGTTCCAAACGATATTGTACGCTACGGACCAAGACTTTACATATGCCAAAACGTTCATACAAGTGCGCAAGACAGTACAATTGGTCTTGAATCAGATTTAGTAAACTGGGAACTATTTGCAGACGGATTAGAATTTAAAGGTGATTGGACAGCAGTCACAAATTATAGAATTAATGACACAGTTAAGTATGGTGGTGCAACATATGTATGTACAGACGACCATACATCATCAGCAACAGACACACTTGGACTTGAAGCAGATCAAGATAAGTGGGCATTATTAAATCAAGGCTTTGATTGGAAACAAGATTGGGTTGCTGCCACAAGATATAAAAAGAATGATGTTGTAAAATTTGGTGGTACACTTTGGATAGCAACAGTATATCATACAGCTAGTGGTACATTTGGATTAGATTCTGCAAACTGGGAAAAGTTTGTTGAAGGTATTCAATATGAAGATAGATGGCTACCAAATTCATTTTACCAACCAGGCGATATTGTACGCTATGGTGGTAATCAATATATTGCAAAAACAGATAACAATGCAAGTAAACCAACTACTACAGCAGACTGGGACTTGTTTAGTTCAGGATTTAGATTCTTAGGTGACTGGAATGATGATTCAGCACTTGAAGTTTACGAGCCAGGTGATGTTGTTCGCTTAGGTGGGTATACTTATAGATGTACAGTAGAACACAGTAACCAACAACCGCCAGACACTGATTATTGGGATAGAATGAACAGTGGCTTTGAATGGCGCAGTGAATGGATGGACGATAAAGAATATTACTTAGGTGATATTGTACGTTACGGTGATAACTCATACGTTTGTATTAAAGGACATATTTCAGAAGGCGACGACTATAGCTCACTAAGCTCAGGCGCTGAAGGATCACGCCCAGACTTAGCAGATAGTGGACAATTTTGGTCAGTTATGGCAATTGGTAGTGAAGCAAGTGTGCTTACTACTAAAGGCGATATGGTTTACTATAGTGGAACAGCACCAACAAGATTACCAATTGGTCAAGATGGACAAATACTTACAGTAAGTAAAGAAGGCATTCCAAAGTGGGAATTCTTAGGTAATCAAAATGATGTTTACTATGTTGCAGAACATGGACAAGATATTGCAAGTCCAATTTACGGAAAGAATTGGGATAGACCATTTAAAACTATTCGTTATGCAACACAACAAATTGACAAGGGCGCAAAAGTTCCAAAAGCAAAACACTTGCTAGAATTAAACAGACGCTTTATACAAAGAGAAATTACTGAGTGGACAAAATATCAAGTTGCTCAAGGTACAGCACCTTTTACAGTAAACTTTGACTTTGACACTAAAAAATGTGAAAGAGATATGGGCTTACTAGTAGATGCATTTGTTTGGGATATTACACACGGTGGTAATGAAAGAACTAGAGAAGCGGCACTTGCATACATTAATGAAACTGTTGGGTCACCGTACTTAGAACAAAAAGCAGAAACAGTAGCAAGTATTAATTATGGTATGGGTATTATACAAAATGTATTAGCACAAACAGCTCCTGCCGCAATTTATCAAACATTAAATGGTGACAATTCAACTGCAATTGTTGAACAACACTTTATAACAGAATATGGAAATCAAGCAACAGTTGAGTACGAGGGCACAATATCAGGTGTATCAACAGGCGCAAGTGATTCATCGCCAGCAGATGGAAGCGGCGGAAATAATGCATACGGAGGAGGCTACTAAAGATGGCTACAATAAATGACTCAATAACAGCTTTAGGAAAAATAGTTACAGATGCTATTACAGCAGGTGACACAAGTACACTTCCGGAAAAAGCAGTAAGAACAACACTAGTTAGAGTTGCAACAGGATCGTACAAAGAAGTACTTCCAATTATGGTACCAGCAGAATGCTGTGTAATGGGCGACGAACTACGTGCAACTAACGTACAACCTAGAACAGTTTACAATTCTCCGGACTTGACTCCAAAAACAGACTTTTGGTATTCATATGCTGGAATGAACAGAATGGAAAACATTATTGGTGATGTTGTTAGTGGTGTGGCAGTTACACCAACTACAGGCAACGCACTAGACCAAAACCAAACATGGCCGTATACAGAAAATCCTCAAGCAAAAAATGCAACTATAGACTTAGCTAGAAATATTAAACGTAGATCAGATATTGGATTAGGACTAAAACACGAAGTGCGTAAAACACTTCCTCGTCCAGCAGATATGGGTACACCGGCAAACGGACATGCTAGAGATTTAATATGGAGAAACGTTGAGTTTTTAAAGAGTGAAGTTACATCATATCTAACAGCAGAATACGAAGACTTAGATTATAGTAGAACTAAATGTAAACAAGATGTTGGATTTATAATTGATGCACTAGCATACGATTTAACATATGGCGGTAATTGGCAAACACAAAATGCAGGCTTAGCATATTATAATGGTGCAAGTGGTACATTACAAATTGATAGTGAAGAATTAACTGCAACACTTGCAGTATACAACTATCTAAAAGGGTTAATGCAAACTGTACAAAGAAATATTACAGTTACACCAGTTTATCAAACTATTGACGCCCAAATAACAGGCGAAGGTGGCGGTGCGTCACAGTCAACAACGATTGGAACATTAATAGATGACATGCTTGATATTGTACAAAACGGTCCAGGGCAAGCAAGTATTACTTACCCAGCACTAGTTGGTGTTGCCGCTGACAGACTTACAGCAAACACAAACGTACAAAATGGTCTTGCAAGTATACAAGAAACTACAATTGACTTTATTGCTAAAAACTTTGGTAGCTTTAAATACGATGCAGGAAAATGTAGAAGAGATTTAAATTACATATTATCAGATATTTCATATGATATGGTGTTTAACACAAATTATAATGCAGTATACGATGGTATAGCTTATCAAAGAGCAAACAGTCAATACTTGTTGAGCGCACAAAAGAAAGAAACTATTGGTGCAATTAGACATGCAAGAAATTTAATGGTTCCTAATATTGCAGACGCAACAGCTAAAGCAAGATTTGAATCAGGTATGAACGAAGTTGTTGATGTTCTAAGAAATGGAACATTATCAGCAAGTGAACCAGGAGATGGCGTTGCAGATGCATTAGTATTTACAAATCCAACAGGCGGCGCGGCAGCTGATATTAATGCTAAGAACTTACTAGTTGCAAACAGAGCCTTTATTCAAGCAGACGTTGTAGCATATATAGAAAATACTTATAACAGTCCTCCAGGATCATTTGTATATAGTTCATCTAAGTGTTCAAGAGATATGGGCTATATTGTTGATGCATTAACTTATGATGTACTTTATGGTACTAACATGGCGTCTGTGCGTACAGCACACTCATACTTTGTTAACGGTACTACACAAGTTTACGGACAAGAAGCTGAAACAGTAGCGGCTTATAACCATGCAAAATCAATTATGTCACAAATTGTACAAGAAGCAACAGTGACAGCACAAGCAGGTAACGCAGAGTTACAAACTACTTTAGGAAATGCTTCAACAGCAGGTGTTGCAACAGAAATTGGTGGACTTATTGATATTATTTCAGATGCGATTACAGCAGGAAATACAACTGGACTACCTACTATAGTTTACCCAACTATTACAGGCGAATCAGCGGCATTACAAACAGCACACGCGGCTGTTGCTACAAACCAAGCACAAAACATTGTTGATGTAATACAATACATTAGCGATACTTACAATGACTTTAACTACAATCATGCTAAATGTCAACGTGATTTAGGATTACTAATTGATGCGGCAAGATATGATTGGATGTTAGGTACTGAATATGCTACAGTTATTGCGGCATACAGTTATCTACGTAGACCAAGTGCAAAAGTAACAGGCGATCAAAAAGATGCTACACTAGCGGCAAACGAATATGCAAGAGGCAAATTCCAAGAGCTTGTTGACGGTGTATCAGTTACAGCTTCAGAAAGTTTAGAAAAATCCTGGGAATGGATACAAGATACTATTTGGGCAGGCAGTTCAGAAGGTGGCAACAGAGCAGTTGAAGATCAAGAAGTGTTTAATGCAATACGTATGTTAGAATTAAACAAAAACTTTATTGCTGAAGAAGTTGTTGCATATGTAGAAGATTTCTTCCAAGCACAAGTTACAGCTACAATGGGTGCTAATCCAGGCGGAACATCAGACTTCCAAACTATTGCTGATACTAGCTGGTTAGAAATTGGTATGCCAGTAAGATATAGTATACAATCAGGCGATACAGAAACTGACTTACAACAGAACATATCTATACAAGATGAAACATATTATGTTAGAGAAGTATTAAGTAATACAGATTTTAGAGTTGAAGACATTAATAATAACATTGCATCATTTACAGAAACTTCAACTACATATACAATTAAGAAAGAATATGCATATAATCAAGCTACGTGTAAACGTGATGTTAGAGAATATGTAGATGCTATTAAGTGGGATTTACAATGGCCACAAGAGTTTGAAAGAAGTTATACTGATGGTGTAACACTTTATCGTCCAGGCGCTTACAAATCTAGAATGGCAGTTAGATATTATGTAAACAGTGTGTTAGGATCACAAGAAGAAGATTTCTATTACATGCGTAATGGTACAGGACTACGTTTACAATCACTAGATGGATTAAACGGAGACCTAAGTCCAAACAACGAATTTGGAACTAAACGTCCAACAGCAGGTGCTTATGCATCACTAGATCCAGGTTGGGGTCCAGATGATACTAGAGTATGGATTAGTGCAAGATCACCGTATATGCAAAACTGTTCATGTTTTGGTAATGCGGCAATAGGTCAAAAAATTGACGGCGCATTACACAATGGTGGTAATGACTCAATGGTATCAAATGACTTTACACAGGTTATTAGTGATGGTATTGGTGCATGGATTACAAACAACGGCAGAGCAGAGCTTGTGTCAGTGTTTACATACTACTCACATATTGGGTACTTGGCAGAGAATGGCGGACGTATACGTGCAACAAACGGTAACAACTCATATGGTAGCTTTGGTTCAGTAGCAGAAGGCGTTGATCCAGATGAACTTCCAGTAACTGGTATTGTTGATAACGTATCGCAATATAATGCTACAATTGGTAACGTTGTTACAGATACTGATAGTTTGCTTTCATTAGAATATTCACATGCTGGTAATGGCTATACAGAAGCGGCAGTTAATATATTTGGAGCAGGTACAGGTGAAGTTCTAGTAGCAGATGAATTTAGAGACGGTGGAGTTAACAGAGTTAAAGTTGACGAAACAACTCCAGGTACAGCTGGTGGATCATCATACACTGTAGTATCCAACACTGCACAAACAGGTACTACTACAAGTATTAACTTAGCGGCAACAGATGGTGCTATATCAAGTGCGTATGTTGGAATGAGAGTTTATATTACAGGTGGTGCGGCAGTTGGACAATACGGAACAATTTTAAATTATAATTCAGGTTCAAAACTTGCTAATGTATTAAAGAATGATGGTACAGCAGGTTGGGAACACGTTATACCAGGAACAGCAGTTATTGCTCCTAATGGATCTTCGACTTATCAAGTAGAACCACACGTAGAGTTTAGTGCTCCTTCAAATACACAAACTGATTATGGATCACTATCAGGTAGCGGTAGTCATCAATTAATGCATTACTTTGAAACATCTGCACAATATGTAAATATTGCTACAACAACAAACGCTGATGGTAGTGGAGCAACATTTGATGTAACACGTAATGGCGAAAAATATTATGTAACAATTAACGGTACAGGACAAGAATATGTACGTAACAATACTGTAACTATTCCAGGTACATCAGTAGGCGGTGCAAGTCCGTTAAATGATGTTACTGTAACATTAACAACAATTGATGCGGCAGACGGATCAATAGTTGACTTTGATATTTCAGGTATTGCAGAAAAAGGCGCTTACATACTACTACAACAAAGTGGTGCAACGTACAATACAAGTATTAACGGCGAATCATGGAGTACTTCAACATTATCTGGAGCAGGAATTGCTTCAAGAAGCGCGGCATCAGGTTTATTAGATGATGGTTCATCTACATATAAACCAAGTGCAATGGTTGTTGTAGGTGCAGGCACACAATCAGCACAGTACTCAGCAGACGGTGATAACTGGGCAACAGTTAACGTAGGTGCTAACTTTGCATCAGGTGATAATGCAGTAGCGTTTGGTGGAAGTGCATTTGTTGTAATTAACCCAAATACAACTGATACAGTATACAGTTTAAATGGCGGCGCAAGTTGGACAACAGGCGGTGCATTACCAGGATCAGGATATCAAAGAATTGCATATGGTATGGGATTATTTGTAGCAATGGATCCAGGAACTACTAATATTTCTTGGAGTGATGACTTAGGTTTAACATGGAATGCAGTAAGTGATGTTACTGGACTAACAGCAAGAAATTGGTTAGATGTTACTTGGGGTAATGGTAGATTTGTTGCTGTTGATAACAACGGTAATACAGCAGTTAGTTTCAACGGCGATGTATGGTTAGACGGCGGTAGTTTCTCAACTAGTACAATGACTAATGTACAAATAGCATACGGACAAGGTGTGTTTGTAACAGGCGGTGCTAACAGTGGTGGACAAACTTGGTACTCAGAAGACGGTATTAACTTTAGCCCATTAGGTAACGGTAATCCTGCACAACTAGTATCATTTGGTAATCCACAACAAAAAGGTAGATTTGTACAAGCAGGACTATCAGGTACTGATACTACTGTTGCAGAGATTGGTGCTAGAGCTAGAGGCAGAGCAAGTGTTGCAAGTGAAAAAGTATTTGAAATACGAATGGTAGAACCAGGTAGTAACTATGATGCAGGAAGCCCACCAACACTAACACTTACAGATCCAGGAAACATTGATGATGTTGAACTGATTGTTAGAGTAGCAAATGGTGCATTAGCTAACCCAACTTATGTTAATAGAGGTACTAACTTTATACAAGCAAGTGCAGAAATTAATGATGATAATTCAAACGGTGGAGCAGACTTCTTCCAAAGTGGACAGTTTGTTGCAGTAAGTCGTTTAACAAAACGTCCAGTAAGTGGTTCAAACGTAACGTTTGATACTATACCTGGCAAGACGTTTAAACTAGTTAATACAGTGTCGTTTAGAGGACTAAATGACGGTTCGTATACAGCGTTCTTACAGTTATCACCACAAATGAGTATTTCAGATGCTCCAATAGATAAAGACCCAGTAACAATGCGTATTAGATTTAGTCAAGTACGTTTAACAGGACATGACTTCCTAGACATTGGTACAGGTGGATTTACAAGTACCAATTATCCAGGCTTACCACTTATACAGCCAGACGCTAATAAAGAAACACAAGATGCTAACGGCGGACGAGTGTTCTTTACAAGTACTGACCAAGATGGTAACTTTAGAGTTGGTGACTTGTTCCAAATTGAACAGGCAACAGGTGTTGCAACATTGAACGCTGATGCGTTTAACATTGCAGGACTACAAGAACTTACACTAGGTGAAGTTACACTTGGTGGTAATTCGGCGGCGGTTAGTGAATTTAGTACAGACCCGTTCTTTACTGCAAACAGTGATAGTGTTGTACCAACACAGCGAGCAGTTAAGGCATACATCGAAGCACAAATTGGTGGAGGTGGCGCACAGCTGAACGTGAACAGTGTTACAGCTGGTGATATCTTTGTAAATACCAATCAAATTACAACGGTGTCCGGAGAGAAGATAAATATCAATGCGAACGTAAACTTTACTAAGACTGTACTTGGTTTACCAATAGCATACAACTATTTCTTGAGATAAGATAGGAGCATAAAAAATGTCAAATGGAGTATTAGGAGCAAGTGACTTATCAGCGGCAACAGATACAATTGTGTATACCGTTCCAACTGATACATTTGCAGTAATAACTATTAACATAGTTAACAGGGGATCCAGTACAGCTACAATAAGAGTAGCATTAGCAACTGCGAATACCCCAAACAACAGCGAATACATTGAGTATGAAGCACAAGTATTACCCGGCGGTGTACTTGAAAGAACTGGTGTCGTTGTTGAAGCAGATCGTAACGTAATTGTTAGATCCAGTGCCGCAAGCGCAGGAGCTATGGTGTACGGTTTAGAAACAGCAACAGCATAATAGGGAAAGTATAATGGGCAGAAATGTTAGTTTAGGAATATATCCGAGTAATTTGAAAACACTAATTGGTAGACAGTCTGATAGACCGGCATCTACTAACGCTGGTGTTCAATTTTACAACACTGATACTGATCAGTTAGAAATTTATAACGGAGACGGCTGGCATCCTGTTAGAGACACTCTAGCTATAGCGGCTGTTAATAGTAATAGTAATTTAGTATCTAATAGAAATTATTGGGTTACAGGTAGCGGGTTAACACTTACACTACCTTCAGCACCTAATGCATACGATACTATTAAAATTACAGATACCACTGGTAATATTCAAGCATCAAATCTTACTATTGCACGTAACGGCAAAAATATTATGGGCCAAGCTGATAATATGTTGCTAGATACAAATGGTGCATCAGTAACGTTAGTATACTATGATACTAGTCGAGGCTGGACATTAGAGGCAATTTAAGGATAATAGTAATATGGCGTTTAGTTATCAATCACTAAAAAGACTAACTGGAAACTCGTTTTTATCAGAAACTATTAGCACAGCAAACTTAGCTGATACAACTGTTGATACGGGTACAGTAGCAAACAATGCAGTTACTTCTGGTAAACTTGCTAATAGTTCAGTTAATGTAACGACTAATGTTGTTACAGGAACATTACCTATTGCAAAGGGCGGACTAGGTACTAGTAGTTTTAGTGGTGCTAATCAGGCAATTACAAGTAACGGTTCAGGACTGTCTACTACACCACATGGTATATACGGAATGCAAGTTTGGACTAGTGGCGGTACTTGGAGTAGACCAAGTAATGTTAGATACATCAAAGTGCAAGTACAAGCATCAGGTGGTGGCGCAAGTGGACATGGCGAAAGCGGCGGCGCAGGTGGATACTCAGAACGTATTTTAAGTGTTACTGGTATTAGTTCAGTTAGTATTAGTATTAGTGGCGAAGGTAGCGGAACATATTATTCAGGTGCAGGCGGCAACGCAGGCGGCACATCATTTGGCAACTATTGTAGTGCAAGTGGTGGATATGGCGCTAATAGAAATAATCAGCACTCCGGCGGATTAGGCGGATTAGGCTCAGGCGGAAATGTAAATTTATATAGCGGTGGCGGCGGTAGTCATCACCAGCGAACAGGTTTAGGGGGTAGTAGTTACTGGGGTGGCGCTATTGCTGGAGGTCACCCACAAGGTGGTCATTTCAGTCATAGACACGAAGGTCACGGAGCTCCAGGCGCAGGTGGATCAGGTGGTTACTTTACAGGACACCGAGGTTCAAATGGGATTAGAGGAATGGTTGTTGTGACCATGTATTATTAATAAGGACTTATAATGGCATTTAGTTATCAGACATTAAAACGTATAACAGGGGCAGGGATTGTAGATGATACATTAACTGCGGCAGACCTTGCAGACGGACTTGTTAGTAATCAAAAGATTGTTGGTGCTAACATAACAGCCGCTAAATTAGATACAAATGCAGTAGACATGGGATCAAATGTTGTTACAGGAACAACACCTACTAGCAAAGGCGGAACTGGTAGAACAACAGTTGGCAGTGCAAACCAGTTATTTACAGTTAACAATGCAGGCAATGGTACAACATTTAGTAACCACGGTATATACGGAATGAGTGTGTATACAGGCGGCGGTACTTGGAGTAAACCAAGTGGTGTTAGATACATTAAAGTGCAAGTACAAGGCGCTGGTGGTGCAGGTTCAGGACACGGTGAAAGTGGTGGATCAGGTGGATACTCAGAAAGAATTATTGACGTAACTGGCGTAAGTTCAGTTAGTGTAAGCGTAGGCGGTGCAAGTTCAGGAACATATTATTCGGGTGCAGGTGGTAATGCCGCAGGCTCATCGTTTGGTAATTACTGTAGTGCAAGTGGCGGCTACGGAGCAAATAGAAATAACCAACACTCAGGCGGACTTGGCGGTGTAGGTTCAGGTGGAACAGTAAACATTTACGGCGGTGGTGGACAAGCACACCACACACGTTCGTCAGTAGGTGGACAGAATTTTTGGGGAGGAGCAGTTGCGGCTGGTCACCCACAAGGTGGACATTTTAGTCACAGGCACGAAAGCCATGCATCTCCGGGTGCAGGTGGATCAGGCGGTTACTTTACAGGACATCGCGGAGCAAACGGCAGAAGCGGCATGGTAGTTGTCGTTATGTACTACTAAAGGATATAAATACGTTATGGCATTCAATTATCAATCACTAAAGAGATTAACAAATTCCGCTGTATTAACGGGTACAATTACACGTGACGATATTGCCTCTGGACAAGTAGACAATACTAAACTTGCAGGTGGATCTGTAACATCAGACAAATTAGCTAATAACTCTGTTGATTTAGCTAGTAATAAAGTTACTGGAACTACACCGTTATCTAAAGGTGGTACAGCTTTAACATCAGTAGGTGCTACTGGAACATCATTAGCGGCTAATAGTGCAGGCAACGGATTTCAATATAGTGAATATGGTATTAGAAGTATGCAAGTGTTTACAGGTGGCGGAACTTGGAATAGACCAAGTGGCGTTAGATATGTACACGTTCAAGTACAAGCATCAGGAGGTGGCGGCGGCGGACACGGCGAAAGTGGTGGCGCAGGTGGCTATTCAGAAAGAATTATTGACGTAACTGGTATTAGTTCAGTTAGTATTAGCCTTAGTGGTTCAGGTAGTGGAACATATTATTCCGGTGCTGCCGGCAATGCAGGCGGAACATCATTTGGTAATTACTGTAGTGCAAGTGGCGGTTACGGCGCTAATAGAAACAATCAACATTCAGGTGGATTATCTGGCGTAGGCTCAGGTGGGAATTTAAATGTTTATTGTGCAGGTGGAGGCAGTCATCACCAAAGTTTTGGTCCTGGCGGAACTGCATATTGGGGCGGCTCGATCGCTTCAGGACACCCACAAGGTGGACACTTTAGTCACAGACACGAAGGCCATGGTGGTCGCGGCGCTGGAGGCACAGGTGGTTACTTTACAGGACACAGAGGATCAAACGGCATATCAGGAATGGTAGTTATTACGGAGTATAGATAAAATGAAAAAAGTATTAGTAGGGTTTCAAGGGTTCATACATCAAATAGAAAACCCAGGAGACGAGTATCCGATTTATAACGGACCGGATGCAAAATTTACGTGGGTCAACGCACCCGACGAAGTGACATTGGATTGGACATTAGAATATAGTCCAGCCCAAGAGAGATCAATATGGGTTGAAAGAGAACGCCCAGCGGCAGATAAAGAAGTTGCAAGAAAAGTTGCATACGGAACTATCGAAGCACAACTAGATATGATATATCATGAGTTACAAGACACTGGATCATTAAGTGCAACAGGTCCTTGGGCAAGTCATATAACATTAGTTAAAAATACATTAGACGCACCAGAAGCTAGTGTTACTGCAATGAGTCCTGAGGAACAAATGGCTGTTATGGCTGTTATGGAACCATCAGCAGACGAGTTACCAAAACTATCAACTGAAAATGATCCACCGTGGATACATAGTGATGATTGGCCAGGAATGGAAGGTCAACCAGTAGATGTTCAACCTGGGGAGGAAGCATAATGCCAACATTAATAGCAATAAGTCCTGTTAACATTCATAATGTAAACAAAGGTAAAGACGAAAGTGTGCCGTTAGTTAGCTTTGAAAAGAATAGTACATTAGTTGTTGAGTTATACGACTCACAAGTTACAATGACATATGATCTATCAGATAATTTGTATAAAGCAACTGGACCATTAAACGATTCTTGGACAGCAACTGGACCATCATTTAGAGTAGAATAAAATACTAAAATAGAGGAGAGTGCATTGCACTCTTTTCTCGCCTCTGCAACTCTATACTTCTATAAATATTTGTTAGCATACAGGAGTCTTACATGAAAGTAAAAACAGTTACTATTATCGGTGGTGGTAGTTCAGGATGGATGTCAGCCGCGGCTTTAAGTAAACTTTGTCCGCACTTAGAAGTTACAGTAGTTGAATCAAAAAATATTCCAACAGTTGGTGTAGGTGAATCAACCCTTGGCCACTTTAACACATACTTGCAACTTCTTGATCTAAAAGATGAAGATTGGATGCCAGCATGTAAAGCAACATATAAAAACAGTATAAGATTTACAAACTTTGCAAAAAATGATGGCAGATCATTTGAATATCCGTTTATATCAGGATTTGATTGGTCATATACTCCAAATGGATTACAAGACTGGGGCGAACTAGCCGCAATATATCCTGATGAATTTAATAATGAAAGTTTTGCAAAAATGTTTGCTCCTGCTAATACATTACTAGCAATGCATAATAAAGAAGATAACAATGCTGAAGGAAACTTAGGACCAAATTATGACTTTGCAAATGATACAGCTTATCATTTAGATGCACAGTTATTTGGTCAATATTTAAAAGAAACTATATGTATACCAAATGGTGTTAAAGTTATTGAAAACACAATACACTCTTATGATGTAGATGAGAAAGAAAACATTACTAAAATACTGTGCAAAGATGGAAGTACACTATATTCTGACTTATGGTTAGATTGTACAGGATTTCAATCACTGCTATTAGAAAAATGGATGGGCGAGGAGTTTATGCCATTTGAAAACAAATTAGCAAATGATGCCGCTTGGGCAGTTAGAATTCCTTATACAGATAGAGAAACACAATTAGAAAATGTAACTGATTGTACAGCATTAGAAAATGGGTGGGTTTGGAATATTCCGTTATGGGATAGAATTGGTACTGGTTATGTGTTTAGTACTAGATTTATAGAACCGCAAACTGCACTTAGAGATTTTTTAAAGCATTTAAGAGAACGTTATCCTGATCTCGATTTAGATACTGTAGAACCTTTTTATATTCCTATTAAGCATGGTTATAGAAGACAGGCTTGGTCAAAAAATGTAGTTGGAGTAGGACTTAGTTATGGCTTTGTAGAGCCTTTAGAATCTACAGGACTGTTAACTACACATGAAAACATCATTAAACTTGTTGACTTACTAAACAGACGAGAAGGTTATACAACACAAATTGAGCGTGATGCATTTAACGGAATGTGTCAAAAAAATGTTCTTACATTTAGAGATTTTGTTGCGTTACATTACGCAGGAAGTGGCAGAACTGATAGTCATTATTGGCGTTGGGCTACACAGAAAAATAATTATGCTCCAACTATACTTGGACCAAGAATGATCCGTAATGCTAATTTAGAAAACTTTTTTGGAGGCGTACAGGAGCATGTAATGCTTGACGTTGATCAGGGTGCAAACTTTATTGGTGCAGGCTTAGGAGTAAAACCAATTAGCACTCCTGCGTATGTGCTAGTTAAAAATAAAGGTAATATAAAACATCTTGAACACATAAAAAATGATTTTAATACTAACTATACAAAGTTAGAAACATATGTTAAAGGCTTACCAAGTACATATGAATATCTAAGAGACAATATTTATAAGGAATCAGATGCGGACTAAAACAGTATGCATAGTTGGTGGCGGAAGTTCAGGATGGATGTCAGCGGCCGCACTAGCAAAACTATGTCCACATATACATGTAAAATTAGTTGAATCACCTAATATTAAAACTGTAGGAGTAGGTGAATCGACCCTTGGTCAAATTACTTTATTTTTAGATTATTTAGGTTTAGATGATGAAGATTGGATGCACCATTGCGATGCAACATATAAAAACAGCATAAGATTTACTAATTTTAAAGATAACGATGGTACTAGTTTTCAGTATCCTTTTAGTGATGGATTAGATTATACTAATAAAGAAGGTATAAACACTTGGTCAGAACTAGCCGCACTATATCCTGATGAATTTACAAACGATACATTTGCTAAGTTTTATGCTACTGTAGGTACATACATTACAGACATGAATAAGCAAACTCGTAATGCTACAAATAAATTTAGACATTACAATTTTAAATGGGATACTGCATATCATGTTGATGCACAAAAATTTGGCGATTATTTAAAAACACATGTTGCATTACCTAATGGTGTAGAACATATTGTTGCTGATGTAGTTTCTTATCATAAAAACGATGAAGGTTATATTGACACAATACGATTAGATAATAGTAAAACTATAGAAGCAGATCTATGGATTGATTGTACAGGTTTTAAATCTATGATGCTAGAAGGTTGGATGGGATCAAAGTTTAAAAGTTTTGATACACATTTATTTAATGATAGTGCTTGGGCATGTCGTATACCTTATGAAGATAGAGAACAAGAAATGCATAACTATACAGACTGTCATGCACTAAGTTCAGGATGGGTATGGAATATTCCTCTTTGGAGTAGAATTGGAACAGGGTATGTTTACTCTTCTAAATTTATTTCAAAAGAAGATGCAAAGAAAGAATTTATTGAACATTTAAAAACTACAGGATCTAGTGAACGTGCAGAAAATGCAGAAATGCATCACATCGAAATGCGTCACGGAAGACGTGAAAGAGGATGGATTAATAACGTAGTTGGTGTAGGACTTAGTTATGGCTTTGTAGAGCCTTTAGAGTCTACAGGACTACTAACAACACACGAGAATATTACTAAAGTAGTTGAAATATTAAACAGACGAAATGGATTTGTAAGCAGAACAGAAAAAGAAGGCTTTAACTATGCAGTTGAAAATGAAGTATTAAAGTTTAGAGATTTTGTGTCTACACACTACAGTTTGTCAACAAGAGATGACACTCCGTATTGGAGATACTGCACTGATCAACACGAATACTATCCAGACTATTTTAATGACTATGTGTCAAAAAATAGTCAATATCCTAACCTTATAGGTAGTGTTACTATATCAAAAACATATGTAGATAGCAGTTTTATTGCTCCGTTGTTTATTGCCGCGGGTATGGGGTTTAAACCTATATCAACAAAAGAAATGATTCATCCTATAAAACTTGAACCATTAAAAGAAATTAGAGAATTACACAACCAGTACGAATCTTGGGTAAAAGAGGAAGTTAGCAAATTACCTTCTCATTATAAATTCTTACTAAAACAAATATATAACGGTGTGGACGAATATGCTATTCAAGAAAAGTAAACCTTGGATACGATTTTACAGTCTTGAAAAAGGTGTAGCTGACTTATATCCTATTAAACCGTCTAATCAGTTTAGACGTGATTGGATGCGTACAACTAGTACTACAGAAGATCCTGAACAAACATACACACAAAATTGCCCGGGTATAAAGTTAATGACAGGAGCAGGATATACGCTATGTGCGCCTGCTGATTTTTCAATAAACACTAATGGAGATGGTAGTAGTTTTCAATGGCAAGAGCCTACAAAGTTTAGCCATGAAAAAGTAGACAATCCATCATACGTAAATCATCATAACGAAATACAAACAATACCAACACTTGACAATAAAAAAGATACATTACATACAGTAATAAAATTAGATACACCTTGGCGTTTTGAATGTTCTGATGATATAATGCTTTTACAAATGCCGTTTACATATAATAACGAAAGTAGATTTACAGCGGCACACGGTATAATAGATCCTAGATACGCACACGTATTAAACGTGCAACTATATTGGAAAGTTTTAAATGGTACAGAATATGTAGAAGCAGGAACACCGTTAGTACAGTATATCCCTGTACAACGTTCGTGGCTCAATTCATCAGGTATTGATCTAGAAGTTACAGATGCAAATGATAAAGATATAGATGTAGAAAAAAGATTTAACTATTGTATGGCATCTAGCTTTCATAGAAAAGATTCGTTGAAGTCTAGATTACAACGAGTAAGAAATATTTTAAATAAGTACAAACATAGGAGAAAATAAAATGGCAGATTATTATGATAGCCTAACGGCAGCAAAAGAAAGTGTACAAGCTGATCTTGATTCAAGAAAAGAAGAGCTTGCAAAACTAGAAGAAGATTTGAGCGATCAAAAGATTAATCCATATGGTATTACTAATATCGACTTTAGTAAAAGATTAGAGTTAGTAGAAGATATTACAAAAATGGAAGGTGTTGTAATGGGCCTCCAATTAGCACAGGATACTTTTGTTGATGCAGGACAGACCAACACCGTCGACGGATAAAATATTAAATCCGTTTCCTCCCTTCATTTTTAAGTACCACTATGACTTTAATTGGCCTTTAATTAAAGACAATGTAATTGGATGTATTGATACTACGCCTAATGTTTCAGAATTAGAAATAGGTCAATCAACATCAACATTACATGAACAAGCAAGGCCACCGCATGAATGGAAGGACAAAACATTCTACGATTTCTTTCAATGGCTAAATGGACCATTAACTGAAGCGTGGAATGCTATGAATTATCAGTTCTACAACAAAAATCCTGGTTATATAAATTCTTGGTTTAATAGGCATCAACGCACAGGCGAAACTACTGAACACCATCATGCATACACTGAACTAGTAGTTACGTGTTACTTGCAATTACCTAAAGATAGTGGATTTATAGAATTTAGAGATCCACTAGAATACGCCAAATCACACACCCCAATTATACACGAAAAAGAACTGTGGAAAGAAGTTCCAGCAGTAACTGGAGATATCCTAATATTTCCAGGCTGGCTCAAACACCGTACACAACCAAACATAACAGACGATGATAGAATAGTCATGACTGTTAATGTTGGCTAGTACAACAAATAAGTATATATGTGATGAATACAGATTATTATTTTCCAACACCTATATGGTGGCAAGATACATCTATTAATTTAGAGCCTCTCCGTGCGCTCTGTTCTAAGATCAAAGAAACAGATAAAGGCAGGCAAATGAGTAATTTCGGCGGCTGGCAAAGTGCTGATATACTTGTAGGAGATCATACTGCAACAGATGAGTTTGCTACATTTGTTGAACAACAAAGTATAAAGTGTATACAAGACTTTGGTTATGCACCTAGTACTCAGCTAAAGATGAGTAATATATGGTTTAGCAGTAATAATGACAATGCCTTTAATCAAGTGCATAATCATGCAGGAGCATTTATAAGTGGAACTTTTTACATAAATGTACCTAACGGCTCAGGAGATATTACTTTTTATAGAAACTCACACGAAGAATATATAATATCTGGTGCCGCACCAATAGTACAACATACTGCTATTAGCGGAGCAACATGTAGATATGAACCTAGAGAAGCAAGATTAATTATGTTTCCAGGATTCTTACAACATGCAGTAATGCCAACTCCATGTAAAGAAGATAGAATATCAATGTCATTTAATATGAGGATTGAAAATGTTTGATAATCTAGGACAAGTAATAGTAAATGAAACAAACTTATTCTATGAAGATAAGCCTCATTATTTTAAAGGACTAATGAATAAAGAAATTGAACACATTGCTTCGTGGAAAACTATTGAAGAATGTATTAACAATCCACAGTTTTATAATTTTGAAATTGTTGGCAAAGATAGTATGAAGAAAGATATACCGTGTTCGCAAAAGTCTTGGATAACTGATAAACTAGTACAGGATAAGAGGTATGTTGCAAATTGTGTTAAAGATGGTGATACACTTATAATAACAAATTATGGATTTAACAACAACACAGTAAATCATTTATTAGGCACTATAGAAAATATATTTGATATAAATGCCGCCGCACATTTATATTGTGGCAAAGCTAAAGGATCACAATCCTTTAATATACACGAAGACTATCCTGCAAATTTTATTTGTCAAATTGAAGGCAAAACTATATGGAAAGTATTTAATAATAGAATTAGTTACTTGTATAAAACAGGTACAATGAATAACCAGTTAACGGAAGAAATGTTAGATACTGCAATTGATGTAGTGCTAGAACCAGGAGATGTATTGTACATTCCTAGTAGAGCATATCATGTTGCAATACCTAAAGATGAAAAAAGAATTTCACTATCAATTCCTTGTTGGAATAGGTTTCCAACAGATCCGATAGATAATTCCGTTGACAGAAACTACTATACAATTTAAGGAGAATGGGTATGATTACAAACGATATTACAATGCACAATGGAATTGTTGACGATGATGTGTTAAAAGACTTGTGGGCAACTGTAACAGATGTAAAGTTTGACTGGCACTACATGCCTGATATAACTTGGGAGAACGGCAAAAAACCTACAACACCTACACCAGGGTTTGCACATTTGTTATTTCACAGAGACACTGGAGAAACTTCTCCGTATTTAGAAAAGTTTAAACCAGTACTAGATAGATTATGCTGGAAAGCAGATATAAAACTAGAAGAAGTAATTAGACTTCGTTTAGGATTTTTAATGAATACTAGATATAACTTTCCAAGTCAAGCATATGCACACAATGAACCGCACGTAGATTTTCCAGATGAAGATCATTACACAGCATGTTTTTATCTAAATGATTGTGATGGAGAAACAGTAATATTCCATCAAAGAGAACCTGCAGAGAGATATCAAGTTGCTGAAAAAAGTATGCCATTAAAGAATACCGCAGTACTGTTTGATGGTGGTAGATATCATGCTAGTACATGTCCAAAAATAAGAGACACACGTATTGTACTAACAATGAACTTTAAAGGTACACCAAGTGCATAACTTTAAGAATAAAAGAGCCAAACCATTAGCACCTCAATTAATAGTCGATGACTTTTTTGAGATGCCGCAAACATTGCGTGACTGGACAATGGCTCAAGAATTCTTTAAAGGAGAAAGAGGAAGTTGGCCAGGCATTAGAACTAAATTACTTGATGAATTAAATTTAGAACTTGTTGATTTATTAAAAAGCAAACTCCTTGCACTATATCCGCAGTTTACAGACTTTAGTGATATTGATTGTTCATTACAAGTTATTGGCGACGAATGGGGTCAAGGCTGGGTACATGATGATAATTCAGTTCACGTACTTGCTGGTATAGTATTTTTAACTCCTTATCCTAAACCTGATTCAGGCAACACAACTTATATGCAACAAGACGATGTTAGTACAGATGTATACGACGATGCATTTGTTACTGATATGAAACTAGACAGTGATCACAAAGCGTTTGAAAAATATAGATTAGAACAGCGTAGTAAGTTTACACAGTCAGTAGTTGCTGAAAATAGATTCAACAGACTTATAGCATTTGATCCTAGAATGTGGCATAGTGCAAATAACTTCTTTGGAACTACAAAAGAGAATGGTAGATTAACATTGGTATTTTTTTGTAATGAGTAGAAAAGATCGTATAAAGTATCCGTATCTTCCTTTAAGAATAATTGAAGATTTTCTTGATACTCCTAAGCAATGGAGAAACTTTGGATTAGTGCAAGAGTACAATACAGCACAACACGAAGTATTTCCAGGAAAGCGTACACTTCCGTTAAATGAAATTGACGAAGATTCTTTCCTTGCGTTTGCTAAAAAGTTAGAACAAGCAGTACCAAAGTGTGCAGGATTTCATATGTTAAATGTAAGATATCATGTTGTTGGAGAAGAGTTTGTAAAAGGTTGGATACATGATGACGATCCTAATATTAACTTAGCAGGACTTGTATATCTAAATGAAGATGCACCATTAGGATCAGGAACAAGTTTTTATGATGATCAAATAGATCCAATGGAAGATAAAATACATACACTAATACGTCGCGATTGTTTTGAATTTGACAATGAACAGCGGTTAGCTATTAATAACGAAAGAGATGCACATAGAAACGGATTTAGCCGTAATGCAGTAGTTGAAAATGTTTTTAATAGATGTGTAATATTTGATCCTAGAGTATGGCATGCTCCTGATAACTTCTTTGGAACTACAAAAGAAGATAGCAGACTTACGCTAGTGTTTTATGCAAAGGTAGAATTTAATGGATAATGTTTTTGTTGTAGATGATTTAATAACTAAAAGTTATGCAAATATGATCGAAGAGCGTATTACTGAAAATAAGTTTCCGTGGTACTTTAACAAGCACTTAGTTACAGATCAAATTTTTAATGAAGATAAAGAAATAAATCATGTTGGACACAATCACTTTTTATATGAAGATAGAAAAGTAGTAAGTCCGTTTTTTGAATTTATTCATCCATTGATACTTGCTATAGGTGATACAAAATTATTTGACTATGATGTACTAGAACGTGCTAGATTTAATTTAACACAGAAAAATACAACAAGTACTAGAGATTATCATTTGCCACATATTGATAGTGAATATCCTCACTGGGTTGCAATATACTATGTGAATGATGCAGACGGCGATACGTATATTTTTGATCAACGTACAGAAGACTTTGATCATAACACTGATATACAGACTATGCTAAATGCAGACTTTACAGTTAAAAAACGTGTTACCCCTAAAAAGGGTCGAGTACTTATATTTGATGGGCACCAGTATCATACTAGTAGCTTCTGTAAAAACAGTCCTTACAGAATGGTTCTAAATATTAACTACGGAAAAATATTTTGACAGATTGGAAAGTACATAAGTCTCAAACTATTATAGATAATCATAGTTACTTTGTAGAAGAGTGTCACTATGTACATGATAAGTTTGTAAAAGACTTTCCTGATAAAGATAGTACTTGGGGCTACAGATTCTATAACGTTTTTGCCGCAACTAGTCCTAGTCCTATTTGGTACAACTTATATAAAGAGTTACGTAATACTATACGTGAATATGTTGGACATGACGAGCCGTTATGGATGCAAAGTTGGTTAAATTTTCATACTACAGATCAAGTTTTAGATTGGCACGGTCATGATTGGCCATATCACGGATATATTAGTATAGATCCAAAGAGTACTAGAACAGTATTTGAAGGTTATGATATTAAAAATGAAATAGGAAATATTTACATAGGTCCAGGACACCGACTACATAAAGTAGAAGTTGATGAACATTTTGATCAACCTAGAATTACATTAGGGTATGATATACATACCGACCCTGACAGGCCTTACGATCAGTGGAGTTTAATACCGTTACTATGACTTATACTAGTGAAAAAGATTTTGCATTTGTAGAAAAAGATATTGTTGATAAAGAAGTGTGCAGATTTGTTGCACAAGAAATGCGTTTATTAGATGATATGATATCTTATGCTAATCCTGCTTTAGGTAAAGAGCCAGGACAGGAAGAAAGTTTTAGTTGGTACGGACCGTTGTGTTTAGAAACACTTAGTTTACATGTAAAACCAAAGTTAGAAAAAATACTTGGACGTAAACTTATACCTAGTTATACTTATGGGCGTATATACCGCTTTAATGGGCGTTTAGACAAGCATTTAGACAGGCGTAGTAGCGAGTATACTGTTAGTGTATGTATTGAAAAAGATAGCACACACGACTGGGAGCTTTGCGTACAGCGCATGAATAAAGACGTTGAAACGTTTAAATTAAACGTAGGCGATATGCTGATATATCCTGGTAGAGATTTAGTACATTGGAGAGAAGGCGGCTTTAGAGGTAAAGAGCAAGTACAAGCATTTCTACAATATGTTGATGCTGACGGCGATAGTACTGATTTAAAATGGGATGGTCGACCTAGAATGGGTTTAGAGTTTGGTTCTACACAAACACAAGATCATAATTTAGATAGAGAGCAGGACTTAGAGTCCAAGTTGTCCTAAAGTTATTTCAACTTTTTCAAAACTATATGCAAATGTATGACTCCATCTATAATCAATAGACGGATCAATAAACGGTGCATGAGGTACACTTGCTTCGTACAATGTTACACCTTTATATCTAACAGGTGCAATACCCACTAAGTCAAAACCCCAATACTCAGCTTCATCGGCTGTAAAGTTTTCCCAACCTTGCTTACGTAAACTTTTACTATGCTCAGTCCATTCTTTATAAAGAGGATGAGTATCGTCTACCATAAAGTCATAATGATCGCCGTATGTAGTTCCTTTGTATTCATACAAATTAGTACCTGACATTTTAGGATCAATATCATTAAACCACATATTACATACTAGCCCAGCAGGACTATCTACATGTGGAATTCTAAATATTGAAACAGGACGCATTAAGTCTCTTTGAAATAAATTACCCCATTCACGCAAGTTAATGTTTTTAACTTCTCCGTGATAGTTGTTGTGATAAAAGTCCTTTACAATATTAACTACAGGCCCACTAATCCAAGTAGGCAGGTGTATAGTAGCAAATGGATTTGGATCACTGCAACCTTCATGATTGTTAGATTTGCAAACAGGGTAGTTACCAATTAGATAACAAAATGTTTCAAAATCTTTATCAGTTTTAAAAGGATGACTGCCAGTCCAATAACCTGTTTTGTCTGTAAGTTTTACATATTCTAAATTCCAATTGTCAGCAGTTAAAATATTAGGATCATAACTATTTTCATCGGGGTCTAGATATTTAAATTCTGGTCTCATTTATGATACTTTCCGTAATACTGTACGCTAGTTGGAAACGTATCAGTATATTTTCTTTTTTCTTGTCTATTAGAGTCAATCCAAGGTTCTAACATTGTAGTTCTTTCTTCAAAACCTTCATACCAAAAACTAGCATTGCTATCTTTAAATGTAGTCCACGGATTTATTTTGTGACCTGCTAACATGTATATATTAGCACCTAATGCTTCCCATGTCAACCTATCAGGAACTTCAAATACAGGACAGCCCCTAAGTTCATAAATTTGTTTTAGTAGTTCACTGTCATTAAATTCTTGCATTTGGATATCACGCCAGTATTGTGTATCGTCTCTATTAGTCATTGCATAGTGCAATGTTACAAAGTCTGCAAAATATAAAAACTGTTCTTTACATACATGATTAAATGTTTGTGCATCAAAGTTGTTTAATTGATCTTTAGTTTCTGCAATGTTTATAAAGTTAATTAAAAATTCATGTACGCTCATTAATCCGTTTGATTCTAAAGGTTCTATAAATGCACCACTAAGTCCTATACTAACACAATTTTTAACCCACATACGTTCACTCATTCCGTTACGCATTTTAATGTGTTTAAATTCCATTTCATCTGCAACTGGACCTAAGTATTCTTTAAACTCTTTTAATGCATCTTCGTCACTAATATACTTGCTTGAATAGTTGTAACCTGTACCAATACGTTCCCATGTTGGTATTTCCCAAACCCAGCCGTAGTCTAATGCAACACTATTAGTATATAATGTTAGTTCTTTTTCTTTATTTTTGTAAGGACGAGGTGCGGCCCAAGCACTATCTGTATATGTCTTGTTATTAAAGTCAACCCAGGGTTCATTTAATGTGCCTTCCATAAGTAATCTTTTAAAGCCTGTACAATCAAAAAACAAATCTCCCTTGATAACACCATTATCAGTAACTACTTCAGTAATAAATCCATTAGCATCAGTATTAGCATGTTTTACATCTGCTTGTATATGTGTTACACCTCTAGGTATACAATACTCATCTCTAAGAAATCCATAAAACTTATGTGTGTCAAAGTGCCAAGCGGCATCTTGTGCTAAATCCCAACCATTAGCTAATACGTGTGTAGGTACTTTATTATCTTCTAAGCAATACGCTATTGGAGATAAGTCTGTAACTAAGTCTTCAAAAGGTACATCTTTTAAATATTGATGTGCAAACCAATCATTAACATCTAAATAACGTAAATCTAATCTGCCAAATGGATAATGAAACCCTACTCCATCTTTTTTATGGAAGTTTTCAAATCTAATACTAAGTTTGTTGGTAGCATTACACTTAGTCATAAAGTCTTCATCAGTAATACCTAAATAATTTTGCCATCTACGCATTAATTGTGTAGTACTTTCACCTACACCTACAACAGGCTTCTGTGGTGACTCAACTAGTGTGATATTCTTATTAGGAAACGCTTTTATAAGAGTAGATGCCGTCATCCATCCTGCACTGCCGCCGCCAACTACTACAATGTTATCAAATTTCATCTGATTCTCCAAATACATTGCCTGAAATAGTAATTCTTTTTTCGTCACTAGTATAAAAAGGATAAACTTGATGAGTTAGTACACTTGGAAACAAGAATATAGTACCTTCAAAGGTTTTATCTACTGGTTGCGGTGCTTCTCGTAGTTCTCCAAACACATTTATGTATTGAAAACTAAACATACCTGCTCTAGGCATGTTACTATTACGCACATTTACTACACTACACTCATCTTGCATAAGATATGGTATTTTTAAAAATATAACAAAGCTAAAGTGCCCGTTATGTGTATGTGGAGGATTAAATTCTCCTTTAGACTGAAAATTAGCCCATAACTTTTGTAATTTCCATTTATTTCTGTCTAAATTGTGATTTGTATATTGTGGATCCCATTGATTTTGGTATTCAGTGCATAATTCACTAACATAGTTGTCTACAACTGGTATACATTTTGTTAATTGATACTCGTGTTCTATATTTCCTGCTAAACCAGATGCCATACTAACATCTAATGGGTTATCAGTTTCAGCTGTAATAGCATCTAGTACTTCTTGTGGTACATCTGCTTTAACAAACCCAAAATTACTAAAATTACCAAACATTGCATTACTCATTATAGTAACCTCCTTCAATATCAGCATCACTATTAAAGCTAATAATAGTTTTAGTCTTGTTTGACTTGTTAACTGGTGCTCTATGTATAACGAAACTAGGAAATGTAAGTATATCTCCTTCTTTAACGTCTACTTTAATTATTTCTTCTTGATTATATGGATTAATTATTTCTGTTTGCGGACAATCATCTGGCATGTCTACATAATACACATTAGTCCATTGGCAGTCTACATGTACATGCCATCCGTGTGTTCCATTAGTAGCATATTGTTGGAACCAAATGTTTTTTACATCATATTTACTGTACCCTAGCTCTTTATATATACTATCGAGCTCAATAGTTAAGTGTGGTCGTAGTATTTCTAGCCATTGTCGCGGAACTTCTCTTTCTATATCCCAATCACAACGAGTAATATCAAGATCTTTATGGGTATCAGAATAAATTCTGTTAGCATCTTGATTATTGATATGAAACATTATATCGTCTTTTACATTTTCGTGTTCTCTAAGACGAGTTAATACTATGGGCATATCAAGTTTAAGTTTTTCTAGCAAATCCAATGTCTCCAATAGTAATATAATCAGTTTTGTATCCTTTAAGGATAGAATCAATTGCTTCTCTATGACTAACAGCACCATCATGTAAAGTATTGATTGCTTCTACATTTAAATTGTCAATAAATTTATCAAATTGGGGATATCTTTCATTATACATTTTTTTAAATGCAGTATGATCAAACAATTCTAGGCCGTGTAGTACTTGTATAAAGTTTATATTTTTAAACATGTTATGATGATCGTTAAAAATACTATGTGTTGGGAAGTTTGTCTCCCAATGTTTAAGATTTTCTTTATTAAAGTCAGTTAGCACAAGTCCATCTTTAACCCAACGCCAGAATTCACTATCATCACGTTTAGTAATGTAGTGTAGTTGTATGAAGTCTATAATGTTCTCAGCAACTCTACGAAAATCTTTGTTGTAGCGTTCTGAATATGATTCTGTTTTTCTAGACCAAGTGTGTATAGTATTAATAAGGCCGAACATTTGTTGTATTGACGATCCAATACTTGATGCTTCTAGTGGCTCAACAAACATTCCAGCTAGTCCAACCGATACACAGTTTTTAATCCAATGCCTATCAACATAGCCGGCACTAAATTTTATTTTCTTACCTATAGTAATGTCGTAATCAAACTGTGAACGTAACTCTTTCTCAGCATCTTCGTCACTAATAAACTTATCACAGTATACATATCCGTTACCAAACCTATCTTGAGTAGGTATACGCCACATCCATCCACTTGACATTGCTTTTGAATTAGTATATTGCGGAATGTCTTCTTCACGTGGTGTTGGAAATGCTATTGCACTATTCATTGGCAATTGATCACCGCAGTCAATCCACTTAGCACCTAACTTAGTACTAATAACTCTATTGAATCCACTACAGTCTATAAAGAAGTCTCCGGTATAAGTTTGTTTGTTACCTATTAGGTTGTCTACAAAACCTTCATCGTCTAATACAACTTCATTAATTTCGTCATCAAAGAACTGTATACCTCTTTCAACACAAAGTTTATGGAAATATGCATTTAACTTATTTGTATCAAAGTGATATTGATTAGATACTTGTGTAAAGGGCGGAGTAACTGTGTTGTCTAATACTTCTTTCCATACTGTACTATCAGAATCTGTATTATCAGCAACACACTTATATGCATACGGATACAATCCTGTTTTTTCGTCTAACGCACCAAACTCTCTACCAATAGCATGCCAATAATGTTTACCATCGCCGTTCCAATTTTCAAAACGAATACCTAACTTGTATGTAGCACCAGTGTTAATTATTAAATCAGCAGGATCAATGCCAACATACTTCATGAAGGTATCCCAATGTTCAGTACTACCTTCACCTACTCCAATGATTCCTATCTTAGATGACTCAATAACTTGTACAGTGGCATGTAACATACTTTCTTTTATCATAAGAGCAGATATTAATCCAGCAGTACCTCCACCAAGTATTGTAACTTTATCCATTATGGTTCCTTAGAAATTTTTCTAGTCCTTGTTTATGCGGTACACGTTTCATTGACGATACTGTAATTGTATTTTGCATCAATGTATGTTCAATGTATTCTTTTAGTCCTTCGGGTGCTAAGTTATATTCTTCTTTAACGCTTTCAATGTCAATTAAACCTAACCCGTACAACGTAATTATCCAATTTTCTGCTTTAAATAATGTCCACTTAGGATCAAACTCAAAACTATATGGCAATCTGTTTTTCCATTTATTTAAATTTTGTGATAGTGTAGTTGGCAACCACTCATCTCTATTATCTTTTAAGTATTTCCAAAATTCTGTATCTTCTCTTGGACTAACATAGTGTATTGCAATAAAGTCTAAAATATTTTGACTCATTTGATTTGTTTTTTGATTATAAATTTTACTAGCATCACTGTTTTTAGTATCATTAGCCCACGCAGGTAATAAGTTTATAAGTAGCCATGTTTGTAATAGTCCTTGACTAATAGCAGAACTTTCTAACGGCTCTACAAAGCCACTACTAAGTCCAACAGCACAACAATTACCTATCCAGTTTTGATCAAGTGACCCTGGATCGAATTTAATTTTTTTAAATATTTTAATTGGATGCCCAAGTTTCTTTTCTACTTCAGCTTGTGCTTGATCAAAGTCTATATACTTGTCGCAGAATACATAACCGTTGCCCCATCTTCCTTGCACCGGTGTGTTCCACATCCATCCATAGTCCATACCAGTTGCTGATGTGTATACAGGATATTCATTAGTGTCTTCTGTTGGAAATGCAATGGCACTATTTGTTATCAAGTGATCTCCGTAGCTATTCCATTTAGCACCTAACTCTTTCATTAGTACTCTTGCCATACCAGAAGCATCTATAAAGAAATCAGCTTTGTGTATTTCTTTACCGTTTATATTTTTAATTCGACCTTGCTCTACGTTTACACCAACTATCTTATCTTCTTTGATAACAATATTTCTTTCAGCACAAAGTTTTAACAAGTATTCATTTAGTAGTAGTGCGTTAAAATGAAACTGTGCGGCTTCCGGCTCAACTAAATTTTGAGTCCATGCTTCTGACACACTTGGTTTATCAAATCCTATACCTGTTACTGACAACATATCAACTTCATCAGAAATTAATTTTTGATAAAACGGAAATGACTCACCATTAGTTTCTAAGTAGTCATCAATTACACTATGATAGTAATCAGGTACACCCCAATCTTTAAAATGTATTCCAACCTTCATTGTTGCACCACAATGTCTTACAGCATCATTAACATCAATGTTTAAAAACTGACATAGTGTTTTCCAATGTTCGGTGCTACCTTCTCCGACTCCAATAATTCCTATTGAGTCACTTTTAATAACAGTAACATCAAAATTAGGAAATGCTTGTTTGACCATTAAGGCCGATAGTAGACCGCTTGATCCACCACCTAGTACTATTACAGATTGCATTTGTTAGTTTTTCCTATAGTTATATTTGCTATTGAATCTCTTGCAAGATTTATGTTTATATTACCACTTGGTAATGTATTAAACGCTACTACCCATCTATCATAGTCTTCATGATGCGGCTCAGTTGAGTGATACATCCAACTTGGAAAAATTAATAACTTACCTGGTTGTACTGGAAAAGTTATTAATGGATCGTAGTCATGTTGAAGCACATCAATTTGTGCATGTAGTCTTTGTTGAACAGGGTCTTCAAAGTTTATAGGAGCACCTGGAGTACAATAGTACACACCACTAAACATGCTCATACTGTGTTTGTGTGGATGACTGGCTAACCCTGCATTAGATTCTGCACAGTTACTCCAGCTACTTGATACTGATAATTGATCACAATCATATTTCTTATCTTCAACAATGTCAGCTAAACAATCGTTGATCCAATTAAATAAATCATCAAACAACGGATCGTCATGTACATCATTTGATGATGTAATTCCATGTGCTGGATTGCGTTTACTTTTTAAACGTTCAATTAACTCAGCGTTATCAATAGTATCATTATTAAATTCATAAAATTCTATTGGAAATACTGGTATTTTAGTAAAATTGTTCTTTGGCATGTATATACTTATTTTATCTTTTCATGGTACTGCTACTAATTGAATAAATACTACGTCGGAGATTAAATATGAGCCAAAGCCCAATTGTAGATAGAATTAGACTTATACCTAGACCAGAGGATTTCCTAAACAGAAATATTGGTTCTAGTGGTGAGTTGTATTATAGTAAATCAGCTAAAACGTTACGTGTATACGATGGAACAATACGTAGTGGTTATGAAGTTGTAACTGAAAATAATATTAGAAGAAACGCCGCAAGTCAAGAAGTTGCTACAGTTAGATATCCTGTAACAGTAACAAGAAATGATGATGATACTGCTAACGTTTATAATTTAAATGGATCAGTACGTCCAACAATTGATTGGATAGTAGGTTACACTTATTACTTTGATCAAAGCGATCCTACTAACTTATATTTTCCAAATCCAATTGGCGGATCAATATTTAATCAACACCCTTTAGAATTTTCAGCAATAGATCCAGTTGAGCATGTTGACCATGCTGGTTCGGATCATGTAACTTATAAAACTGGTGTAATCTATATGTTAGAATACGAACCAGTAACAAGAGCACAATATATTTCCAACTTTGCAAGTAGCGATCATCGTGCAATACAAATAACAATTACTTCAACGGCACCTGAAACATTATATTATTATTGTATCAATCATCTTGGTATGGGCAATAGTGGTACTAAGGCTTATCCAGGAAGTGGAAGCGGTGGAGGCGGCGGTGGCGATGCAGTCGGCGGAGCATCAATAGAAGTATCAGATAATGCACCAACTGCTCCTACAAGTGGCGACCTTTGGTTTCAAAGTACTACAGGTAGATTATTAGTCTACGTTGTTGATGAAGATGCAGGACAATGGGTACAACCTGCGGCTGTTACACCAGATGCACCAGACATTGTAATTGACTATGCTGATGTTATAAACAAGCCAACATTTGCTACAGTTGCTACTACGGGTGACTATGCTGATTTAATTAACACTCCAGCAATAAACATTCCTACAACAATTACAGACTTAGGTATTACAGACGGCACTGCTGATCAAGTTCTTACAACTGATGGCGCAGGTAATTTTAGTTTTTCAGATTCAGGCGTTGACCTAACAGCATTTAGTGTGTTAGTTAATTCTGCATCAGGCGACGGTGACTTATTATATGATAATACAACTGGTCAATTTACTTATACTCCGCCTGCAGGATCAGGTGGATCATCATTTAACCAAGATCTAAATACAACAAATGCAGTTACATTTGCTACAGTAACTTCAGGAGATTTTATAACTGCTGGTACTAGTGCGCCAACAATTGATACATCATCAACGTTAACTATTACAACTACTGATGGATTAATTGTTAATGGTACAGGTGCTTTTAGATTTCCAAGACTAACAACAAACGAAAGAAACACAGTCGCCGCACTTGATGGTGATGTTGTATATAACACTACCGTCAATAGATTTCAGGGCAGACAGAATGGTGCTTGGATAAACTTAGATGACGGAACCGCAGGGTAATGGAAAAAGAATATACAGTTATAGTTCATAACAGAGACGACTTGTCAACAATTGAAGCAGAAATTACTGCTAGTTCAGGTGCAGGTCCTATTCCTAATCGAACAGTTAACATTGCTAATCCAAGACTTGGATCAAAAGTTCAAACACATTTTATGCTTACTGATGAAGAAGCAATAGCACTAGAAGCAGATGATAGAATACGTGCAGTTGAAATACCACCAGATCAAAGAGATGATATAGAACTAGTACTCAATGCATATCAAGATGCTAATTTTTATAGAGGTGCGCAAGGTTTAAACAATGAAGTCAACTGGGCATTGCCAAGATGTATACAAGATTTAAACTCTTTTGGAAACACACAAGATTGGAACTTTGTAAAAAACGTAGCACCTAATACAGGATTTTTTGAATACGGATTAGATGGACTAGGTGTTGATGTTGTTACACAAGATAGTGGACTACAAGTTGATCATCCTGAATTCATCCAAGACGGTGTATCAAGAGTTGAACAAATAGATTGGTATACGGCAAGTGGATTACCAGGAACACAAAGTGTAAATCATTATAGAGATTATGATGGCCACGGTACTCACTGTGCAGGTATTGCATGTGGCAAAACATATGGTTGGGCTAAACGTGCTAAAGTATATTCACAGAAGCTAGGTGGATTAGAAGGCGCCGGCGATGACGGTGGCATTCCAATTACTGATGCATTTGATACTATTAGATTATGGCATAATCAAAAAGGCGATACTGCAACAGGATACAAAAGGCCTACAGTTGTTAACATGAGTTGGGGATATCAAGGTACTGCTTCCGGTAATCCAGTAAGTGGAGTTTACAGAGGATCAGCATGGAACTTTGGCGATGCTGGCTACACTACAGATAACGAAGTATGGGCTACTAGCGGAGTTGTTCCTCCATTAGGACAGTTTAGAAGATTTACAAGCCAGGTAGCATCAGTCGATGCAGAAATAGAAGATATGGTTAGTGATGGAATAGTAGTATGTATTGCTTCAGGTAACAGTTATTACAAGTCAGACATTGCTACAGGACCAGACTTTGACAATCAAGTAACAATGTCTAATGGGACAAGATTTTATCATCGTCCAGGGTCTCCGTATGCAGACACAGCATTGTATGTTGGTAATATAGATTCAGCTGTACAATTAGAAGTTGTTGATGACGTAACAGTATACCACGACAGGCCAGCGGCTTCTAGTGTGAGAGGTCCAGCTGTTGATA